TTTTATGATCGGCGGGCTTTATTGCCCTTTTCTTACCCTCAGTATAATTGATTACGCTAAAAATAAAAAGAAAAAAATATAAAAAGTTAAAAATATTTATTGGTAAGCATATCAAAAGGTTACGTCACAACTTCCCCCAAAACCAGTAGACACCCCCAAAAATAATATATTATTTTATCTGCAAACATACAGATAACAGCCAACCTGAACCCCTTGGGCACCAACCGGAGCGAGACAAACAGATATGAATACATGTCCCTCCCCACATGTTAAGCGAAGACGCTCCGGTGGTGCCGCCCTCCCAACAAATGATATGAAATCTCCGACGCCAAGAAAGAGAACCACGGTAAAGCAATCCCACGTAGATGTATTGGCAGCGTTGACTAGAAAGCAATTGTTCTTTGTCGGCAATAAGTTCTGGATGCGCCGCTCCACCCATGGAAGAAACCCCAAGTTCGTTAACCCCGACGCACTCCTCGACGCCTGCCTCCAGTATTTCAATGATGTTGCAGAACACCCCCTTATAGAAGAGAAGCTCGCCGGGGTATCCTATGGAGAAGTGGTAACACATGATCTCCCCCATATGATGGCAATGACGATAAAGGGGTTGTGCATCTTCCTCGACATCAATGAGAACACGTGGCGTGAATACAAGAACAATAAGGGCAGCGATTTTACTAGGGTCTGTCAATATGTAGAGGGGGTTATCTACCATCAGAAGTTCACGGGGGCCGCTGCTGGCCTCCTGAATCACGCCATCATCGCAAGGGATCTCGGGCTGGTAGATAAGAAGGATTTGACAAGCGGTGGCGAAGCACTCCCCGCAGGAAACAGTGTGGTAATAGTTCTCCCCGGCAAAGAGGCGATTGAATAGTGACGGCACCTATCCCACCCACTGTGACGAAAGTCACGCCGCAACCCGGCCCGCAGACGCAGTTCTTGAGCTGTGACGCGGATGTCGTGTTTTATGGTGGCAGTGCAGGAGGCGGCAAGTCGTTTGCTCTATTACTTGACCCATTATACCATTATGGTAACTCATTATTTGGTGCGGTAATCTTTCGTCGGACGATGAAGCAAGTCACAAATGAGGGCGGCTTGTGGGATACCGCGTCCGAGTTATACGTGCCAATCCAAGGCGTCGCAATCCAATCCCCCACGTACCATTTCACATTCCCATCCGGTATGCAGGTTTCGTTCGCCCATATGGAGCATGAAAAGAATCGGCTCGACTGGCAAGGAGCACAGATACCTTGGATTGGGTTTGACGAACTCACCCATTTTAGTTGGCGGCAGTTCTCTTATATGTTTTCTCGGAATCGTTCTGCATCAAATGTGGCGGGTAAAATTCGCGGCACCTGCAACCCTGACCCTGATAGTTGGGTTCGTAAATTCATCGACTGGTATATTGGCGCAGATGGATATGCAATCCCGGAGCGGTCTGGTGTCATCCGCTGGCTGATTGTTGAGGGGGATGAAATAGTTTGGGCCAATAGCAAACGTGAGTTGCTAGACATGTACCCGGCCAGAACGGAAGGGAAAGATATTTTTCCGACCTCCTTTACATTCATCCGCTCCTCTGTTTACGACAATAAAATCCTGCTGGAGAAAGACCCTCGATACTTAGCTAACCTCCATGCATTAAGTCGGGTGGAGAAGGCCCAGCTCCTCGACGGCAACTGGAATGTGAGGCCCACGGCGGGCAGCTATTTCAAGCGGTCGGATTTCGAGGTTGTAGACGCGGTACCAGCTGGAGCCAAGCGGGTGAGGGCTTGGGACTTGGCGGCAACGAAACGCGCTGAGAACGCGGAGCAACGCGAGAAAAAGAGTAATGACCCTGATTACACGGCAGGCGTCAAGATTTCCAAGGTGGGGAACATCTATTATATTGAGCACGTCGAGCGGTTCCGTGAGGATGCCCCCGTGGTTGCCTCCCGCCTCAAGAATACCGCAACCCAAGACGGTGTCAGAACAAAGGTGCGACTCCCCCAAGACCCAGGCCAAGCCGGTAAGAGCCAGGCCAAGAGCTTGACGGCATCCCTGGCGGGGTTCCCCGTGGTGTTCTACCCGGTCACAGGCAGCAAAGAGCATAGAGCCACCCCATTGGCATCCCAAGCGCAGGCAGGTAACGTGAAGCTGGTACGCGGCCCCTGGAATGAGGCATTTTTGAGCGAAGCAGAGAATTTCCCTGAAGGCATCCACGACGACCAGATTGACGCCGCCGCAGATGCGTTTGACGAACTCACCAATAAGACAAGACGGGCGGGGGTGTGGTGATGGCAAAGATGGAAATGCAGATCGAAATAACAAAGTTCTGTTTGATCTTGTTCCCGGTGGCCACATACACCAAGTGCGGGGGAGTACGAGTGTTGGCTATTTTCGGCTTCCGCGTCTTTGAGCAGGTGGGCGATGCGAAGTGTTTGTTTGGGGTGGCCTTAAAATGAACCAGAAACCCATTGTAATCATCCCGGCGCGGTTCGGCAGCAAGCGCCTCCCCGGCAAGCCCCTTGCACTTATCGGTGGCAAAACCATGATCCAGCGGGTATGGGAACAAGCCATGCAGATTCCCGGCGTTGAAGCCGTAGTGGTGGCAACGGACGACGAAGCAATCGCCGCCGTCATTGAGAAAGCGGGCGGCTTCGCTTTTATCTCCGACACCGAATATGAGACCGGCACAGATCGGGTAGCAGATGTAGCGCGAGTGGTTGGGGAGAATAGATTGGTGTTGAACGTGCAGGGCGACCTCCCGTTCTTTGCCCCGCAGATTGGCACCCGTTTACTTGATGCCCTCAAGGAGCACCCCGACGCAGATATGGCGACTCCTGTAAAACTTATGAGAGGTTGCCCGGATCAGTTCCGCGACAACAACGTGGTGAAGGTTGGGTTCGGCGTGGATTTCAGGGCAACCCATTTCGTGAGGCCCGCCAACCCCTCCCTCATCTCTCCTGAGGACCACTGGTATAAGCACATCGGCGTCTACGCGTATAGGAACAGGGCGTTGCAGGCGTTGTCATCCATGGACCAGACCTTGGAAGAGAAAGAGCATCGGCTGGAGCAGCTCCGCGCATTAGGCAACGGAATCCACATCAGGTGTTGCCCGGTCGTCGATGATTGCGGCCAGGAAGTCAACACCCCCGAAGATTTGAAGAGGGCCAACGATGGTTGTTAAGCGAAACCGGGTCAATACTGGAAGTCAAGGGGATTTGAAGGCGCTGGCACAGATGCAGCTCCTCTCCTCTGTGATCGCCAGTCGTGCCATGCTGTCCTCCAGAATGGGGAAGAGCTTCGGCGGCAAGCGTGATCTATTCGAAGCCCTTGGCTATCCACTCGACATCAGCTACGAGGATTACTTCACAAAGTACAGTCGTGGCGACATCGCGGCGCGTATCATCGACGCCCCCGTCAACGGCACCTGGGAGCAGAAGCCGGAGATAGTTGAGGACGTAGAGATAGAGACACAGTTTGAGGTTGACATCCAGGAAGTCATCAAGAAGAAGAAACTATTCCACTTCCTAAGACGTGCTGACCTGTTGTCTTGCATCGGCAGCTACGCGGTTTTGCTCCTCGGTGTAGATGATGGCCTGGAGTTGAGTGAGCCGCTGGTTAAGGCGTCTGAACTCCTCTACCTGCAACCGTACAGCGAGGGCAGCTCGGAGATCATGACGTGGGATAAGGACAACACCAGCCCCCGCTACGGCCTCCCGGAAACCTATCAGCTCAAGATCATGGAGCCGGGGAACGTCACCAGTTACCAGACGAAGATCGTACATCACAGCCGCGTCATCCATATCGCGCAGGGGTTGTTGGAATCCAATACCCACGGCACCCCCAAGCTGGAGCGCATCTACAATCGGTTGCTCTCCCTCGACTTGATTGTGGGTGGCAGCGGCGAGATGTTCTGGCAAGGGGCTTTCCCTGGCTTCCAGTTTAACGCCGACGCCGACATGGATATGACGCAATCCTCCACCGAGATGAAGGAGATGATTGATAAGTACGTTCATGGCATGAAGCGATACCTCACCACTCAGGGTATGGACGTCAATAAGCTCGCCTCTGACATCGCTGATCCCTCCAAACACGTCGATGTGCAGCTCACAATGATCAGCATCGCCTCCGGTATCCCCAAACGGATTCTGGAGGGCAGTGAGCGCGGAGAACTGGCAAGCAGCCAGGATGAAAGCAACTGGAACGACCGCTTGGATAGTCGCCGCCTCGATGAGACGGAGCCCACCATTCTGCGGCCCGTCATTGATCGGCTGATTGAGTGTGGGGTGATTACTCCCCCGGCTGGTGAAGAGTACACGGTGATCTGGCCTGACCTCAACTCCCCATCCAATAAAGACAAGGCGGAGGTAGGAAAGACCCGCACCGAGGCCACCGCAAAGTATATTGAATCCGGCATGGATATGTTGATTCCACCGAAGCAGTATTTTGAAGAGATGTTGGATATGGATGTCGAGCAGGTGGATCGTTTGCTGGCCGGGGCAGAGAATGCTCTTGAGGATATGCGGGAAGAGGAGCAGCAGGACAGGGAAGCTGGGGCAGGGCAGGTTGGGGAAACCGGAGAGGAGGAGCCGCAAAAATGAGCCTCTCCATCAAGCCATTGAAGCAAGCGATTGGCGATAATGAGCGCATCACGTTTATTGCTTTGGTAGACGGAAGTATTGCCGGGATCGCAGATGTCGCCTGGTCCCCTCTGGAAGATCCGTCTTTTGGCAATTTGTTTGTGGGTGAGGTGTACCGGTGCTGCGGGATTGGCCGCGCTCTTGTTCAAGCGGCTATTTCTTGGGCAGCGACAAATGGCAAGTCTTTATGGCTTCATGTCCAACCTGGGGATTGGCGTTCTGCATGGTATGTTCGCTGTGGGTTTAGAGAGACGGGAGAACGCATAGAGGATATTGGGCACGTCTGGTACTTTATTCCATCCCCAATTGGACAAGACAATGTGTGACGTCTGCCTCAACATAAACGAGCAACCCACTGATAAAGGGTTGGTTGTCAACGCCGTCCTCCAAATGGACCCGACGCGCACCCTTACGCTGCGGAAGAAGTTTGTTGCTGATATGGATAAGCGGTTCGGCGAGTTGAAGAAGCTGATAACGGTGTCAATTGTCTTGAATGACTGCTTCGGTCTAAAACCGCGTGTAACGGCCCCTACGCCGTTCTTCATTCAGGCGGCGGCCAAGCCTGGGCAGTTCGCTTTCGACCGCAGCAGCGCGAAGGTAGAGGCTTTCATGGCGTGGCTAGCGGAGCAGGAGGCCGCCGGGGTTCTCCAGATGGTGCAGAAGTCGAGAATCGGGGGCGCAGTTGAGCAACCCTGGACCAATATTTACATTGACACCGCATACCAACGGGGCATTCGCCGGGGCCGCCAGGAGTTGCGAAATCAAGGCGTAGATATCCCAGGTTTCGGCGACTCTCAACTCCGTGACCCCGTTATGGTAGCGTTTAACCAACCCATTCATGCGGATCGCGTCGGGCTGATCTACACCAGGGCATATAGTGACCTCAAGGGTATCACCGGCGTCATGGATACTCAGATCAGCCGGGTGTTGGCGCAAGGCATAGCAGAGGGACGTGGCCCACGGGAGCTTGCGAGAACCATCAATGAGCGCGTTGATGCCATTGGGATCAACAGGGCGCGGACGCTGGCGAGAACAGAGGTTATCCGGGCGCATCATTCCGCGAACATCCAGGAATACCGGAACGCGGGAGTCGAAGGGGTGTCAGTGAAGGCGGAGTGGAGCACGGCGGGGTTCAATGTCTGCCCCATCTGTTCGGCGTTGCAAGGCAAGGTATTCACGCTGGATGAGATCGAAGGGATGATACCAAGGCACCCAAACTGTAGATGTGTTTGTCTTCCGGTTGTAGTGTAGGAGCGAGATATGACTCAAGTTCTCCGAGGAAAGCCAAGGCATTATGCAGAAAATATTGAGTACGTCCACGGTATCGTGCATCGTGGCATCTACTTCATCGCCACCCGTTTGTTTTCAAACGTCGCAAATGATGGCTTCGCCTATATGCGGATCTCAGCGAATGGGGATCAGCTCCATGGGCTGCTGAGCGTGGACGCAATGGGGATGTCGGAGATGGCGGTTTACAAGGAGTCTACGGTATCTGATGGCACCGAGATCGCCTTGGCCCATTTGAATGACGCTCGGAACCGTGGCGCTGAATTAACGGCCAAGTTTTACTATTCCCCCACAGTGACGGAAGGGAATCGCGGCAACATTTGGCTACCCACGCAGTTGATACCGGGTGGGCTCGGGCCGCAATCAGTGTCTGGTAGTTATCGGGCAGGGGAAGAGATGATATTGGTGGAAGGTGGGACATATCTGGTTGCCGTGCAGAACAAGAGCGGACAAGCCAAGAATATACAGATTAGCGCGGGCTTCTATCCGTCGCATCTCTAACGAAGGAGCGGAAACAATGGATAAAAGGTTTTCAACGACTTTCAAGATACAGGCGACGGCAAAGGGCCAGCGTAAGACTGTGGCCGGTGTCGACTATGCGGTCTACCCTTCCGTGATCCTGGTGGAAGGCGTTCACCACGGGGCAATCGGGGCGCCAACCATGTACCCCACCGATGTGCTGGAGGCATCGGCTCCCCATTGGAATAACATCCCGGTGACTATCAACCACCCCCAGGACCAGGAAGGCGCTTATGTCAGCGCGGGTTCCCCGGAGGTGCTGTCGGCGTGGGCGGTGGGCAAGCTGCTCAACTCCCGGTTCGAGGACGGCAAGCTCAAGGCAGAGGTGATGATTGACCTCAAGAAAGCCGCCGCCAAGCACTCCACGCTGATCAATTCGTTGGATCGCGGCGTCGAGATGGAGCTTTCCACGGGACTTTTCGGGGAAGAAGTGATGGAACCGGGCCTCTGGAACAACGAAGCCTACGAGACACGCCTCACTGCCATTCAACCCGACCACCTGGCGTTGTTGCCTGACGCCACCGGGGCGTGTAGCTGGGCGGATGGTTGCGGGGTCCGGGCCAATCGCTTGAAAGTGAATGCTGGCCCCGCTGTGAATCAGAGTAAAGAGGATTATCGCCCGGACATGGTGAATACCGCAAGCCATGATGAAGTCAGAAACCAACTCCGTTCCTACGTTGACGCCATGGATGTCCGGCGCCTCATGGATAACGGGCCTTACAAGTACCATTACATCATTGAAGTCTATGACAACTACTTCATTTATGAGGAGGAAAGCCAAGATGGGGTGAAGCACTGGAGGCAGAGCTATTCCATCAATGCAGATGATAAGGTCGTCGTCACCGATGACAAAACACAGGTACAGAAACGCGTGGAGTATGTACCAATCAATCCCAACGCTAATGAGGAGAACAAAATGGCGAAGGAAAAGAAATGTTGTGCGGACCGGGTGGCGGCGCTGATTGCGAATGAAGCCACCCCTTACACTGCGGAGGACAGCGAAATGCTGACCGCGCTCACTGAAACCCAGATGGAGAAGCTGGAAGCCCCTTACAAGGCAAATGCCGATGGGGACAAAAAGGAAGGTGACAAAGTGGACCAGAAGATCAATGAAGGGGCCGAGGGTGAGGAAACCCCGGAACAGAAATGGGAGGCATTTATGGCATCTGCTCCCGCTGAGTTCCGCGCCGTCATCAATGCAGGCACTCGCGCCCTGGATGCGAAGCGCACTGAGGCTATCACCAAGATCAAGGCCAACGCCCTGAACACCCTCACCGACGACGAGCTGAAGGCCATGCCGGACGTTGTCCTGGAGAAGCTGGCGTTGGTGGCTGCCCCGGAGGTGAAGCGGGCGAATTACAGCGGCCAGGGCGGTGGATTCACGGCCAATGCATCCGATGACGGCGAGGAGCCGTATGTACCGGTGACCATCAATTTCGCGAAGCCGGAAACCAAGTAAATAACTTTTCCCAAGGAGGAAATGAAGATGGCAAATAACACGATTATCTTGAAAGGCGCTGGTATCCGCAAGGAGCGGGTCGCCAACGCCAACATCACCCCCGGCCACCTCGTTGAGGTTATGACCACCGGCAAGCTCCGGGTTCATGCATCCGCAGGCGGGCATGCTCAGAAGGCGTTCGCGGTTGAGAATGATCTCATCGGCGCCGGTATCTCCACTGTCTATGCTGCCGCCGCCCAGGTGCAGTACGAAGTCATGGAGCGCGGCTCTGAGGTTTATGCCCTGCTCGCCAACGGCCAGAACGTGGCAATCGGTGCCGCGCTGGAGTCCGCTGGCAACGGCGAACTCCGCGCCTACACCCATGACAGCGCTGGCCTCGATACCACCAACAACATCGTCGGCTACGCCCTTGAGGCAGTTGACATGAGCGACTCCTCTGCCGCCGACCCGAATGGCCGGATCAAGGTAGAAGTCGCGTAACCCTGACAAACAACTTTTCCCAAGGAGGAAAATAAAATGGATTTGATTATGAACGGAAAAGCAAGTGGCTCGGTCGCACAGCGGCTTATGGCCAACGGGATGAACCCCATGGCGTTGAAGCCGTGGATCGGCACCGATGGCAACGTCTACATGACCCATATCGTTAACGGCAAGGCTACTTCGGTGCCCCTGCACGTCAACGCCACCCTCCGCAAGGACGAGTGGAAGGAGATCGACCAGGCGGTTGTGATGGCTGCCCAGGATCGCATGGTTGGTGTCGCCGACCTCTACAGCCGTAACTTGGTGTACCGGATCGGCAACGGTCTCGGCAAAACCGTGTTGGAGTATGAGGACATCGACGATCTCACCGACGCCGAGTTGACCATGGATGCCGTGACGCCCTCTCAGAAGGACCGTCCCAACTACGAGCTGAAATACCTGCCGCTCCCCATCGTGCATAAGGATTTTAGCTTCAATGCTCGGGTACTTGCTGCTTCTCGGACTACCGGCCAGCCCCTC